TCACAAGTAATTGCACAACAGTTGTCTTGAATGGTTTTAATTTCTCCACCTCTCTTACACAATACAATCCAAAGATTATTTAAAGACTGTGCTAAATTTGAAGGAGAAACAATCCAAGCAGGGTTACTCGCAAATTCAGCATTAAGTCCTTCACATTGTTGACTAATAGCTAAATTTATATCTGTAGTTAATCCTAACGCAGTTCTTGTTTGACAAAAGGCTTGGTCTAATAAATCCCAAGCATCTGAAATTTCACGGGTTCCATTAAATAAACAATCGCTACTTACTTCATCTCCAGTAGTGTTTTCAAGAGTTTCTACTCTATCGGTTAAATTATCTAAATTAGACCTTACATCTACTATGTCATTGCTTAATTCAGATAGTGTTAATTTAATTTGACAAACTTCATTGGCTATTTTTCTAACATATTCTTCAATGGGTAAGTCTAAAATAAGGTCTCCATCAAGATTTAATTCTCTAAAGCAAGAAGCAACTCTAATAAGACTTGATTCCGAACCAGTTGTAGAAGTAATGTTTTCAATTAATTCCTGAATGTTACAAACCTTATTTATAATAAGTTGTAATACAACACCTAAAGTTTTTTCGGGTTGAGGACAACTTAGACAAAAATCAAAAATACATTTAAGGTCTAAATCGCTTAAATCCAAAGTAGTTTGGAGTTCACAAACTTTATCAGCAACTAATTTAACAGAAGTAGATATAGTTTGTCCTCTTTCAATACCAAGACACTCTATATTGTCTCCTTGCCAAAAAACACATTCAGTAGTGGTAGGATTACCACAACCCATTGTTTTTGAACTATTTGAAGGCATTGACATTATAATAAATTTATTTGTTCTATTAATTCAGAGATGTTACAGATTTCTAAGGTTTTAACTTTAATATCGGGTAAACAATCTTTATCGTTTAAATCTTTTAATCTTTGTTCCAGATATAATTTGTTTCTGTACGTGTTTCTGTCATAGCTGCTCAAATCCAAACTTATATTGTATTCCAAAAGTTGTTTTAAATCCCAAAAATATTGTTCATCTAAATCGTTGCAACAAGGTTTTATTCCGTAGCGTTTTTGTTTGTATTGGTTCATTACGTCTTCTGCAAACAAACAATTTATCTTTTGTTGTTCACAACCATAAGGAGTTTTTACATTTAAACACTTCATTTCTTTTTCTTTAATAACTCTTCGTAATTAACAATACATAGGGAACAACATTGTTTTCCATCTGATGCAGTTCTTGTTTTACAACTACATCCATATTTGTTTCCGCAATTTGTACAGGTGTTCATGTCAACAGTTTTTACAATTTAATTTATCCAATAGTTTTTTTGCGTAATTATGTAATTCCAAACCTTCATTCGGAGCATTACAAAATTCTACTTGAGCTTTTGCAGCATCTATATAAGCCTTTATTTGATAAAGATGTTTTCTTTGATACTCAACATCTTTTGTCAATGTATCACAAGTATTAAGTCTTAATTGACAAAGAGCTTTATACCATTGTTCTAATATCTGAGTTTGTCTGAGATGATTATATTCTACAAATTCTTCTTGTGCTCCATTTATATCGGTTAATCTAACTATATAAATACCATCTTGTAAAGGAGCTAAATCATTTATATTTTCCACAGGATACACTCCTAAAGAACTACTATTATACAATTTATCAAATTCTCTTTTTACAATAAAACTTTGAGAATGTATAAACCCTGGAGGAATAACATCTAATCTAATAGATGTACTCAATACATTATCATCCCAAGAACTGGTGTCAAAAATTCTAAGCACTTTAGGATTTGATATATATGGTATTTCTAAACTTAAATCGTGTATCATCTCATCTAAAATATAATCTTTATTTTAACAAATTCCAAATAAAAAAAGGGGAAAGATAGAAATCCCTCCCCTAAACTATGACAAATGAAACTTTACAATGTAACTAAAGCAACTCCATTACCTGCACTTGTCAAATAGTTACCCATCCATGTTTCAAAAGTAGATGCATCTACACCTTCTTTTACAAACACTTTGTATAAGTATCTGTCTTGACCTACGTTACCGCTTGGTCCAATACCTGTTGGAACCATGTGTGCGATTTCGTAATACACATAATTTGCTTTTCTATCTACGGCTTCTAAGAAAGGATATTCTAAGGCTTCACGAATACGAGTATCTTCGGTGAAGAATTCGTTATCCAACATAGAAGACTTGATTAAATCTCTTACTACAAACTCTCCTAACCCTTCTCTTAAAGTAGGAAACTGAATATCAGTAACTTTAACTGATTCGTAATCACAACTATCGCCATCTTGATTAACAAAAGTAGCTATAATAGTAATTGGTTCTGTTTCAACGTGGTCAAAGATTGAGAAAGATTGATTACCGAATTGGTCAGTGATTTCAGTTGATTTTTTAGCAACTAAGCGTAAACCTACACATTGGTCAGTGTTTTCTGTTACGGTTTCACAAGGACAATCTTCCCAAGTATAACCATTAAATGAAGTAGGGAAATCAAAAATTGCACTATCCACACCTTCGCAAACCAAATCAACTTCATTTGTTGATAACAAAGTAGCTTGAATTGTTTCTGTACAACCTACGTAACTTGTACCAGCTTGAGTAGTAGTACTTGTACTAGTAGTAGTAGTCGAACTAGTTGTAGTGGTTGTAGTAGTACCTTCATCATACAAAGAGAAAGAACTCAATAAAGCATTTCCACTATAGAAAGTACTTATATCGCTTAAATTAGATGTACCGTTATCTTTTAAAGGAACAGTGATACAAATCTTCTTTTGAGCTTTATATACTACGTCTGCTAAAGCCCAAGTAATACCTAATCCACTATCGTTTGAAGGAGCACTTCCTGTTTTACGAACTTCATAGGTAACTGTTGAAGCAGTTGCACTATATACTTTTGCAGTTGGGAATACAGATAATACGTCAGAAAGGTCTTGAATATTGCTTAAATCACAACTACGAGTAGCTCTATAAACATTAATAGTTGTACCAGTAACGCTGTTTTGACCAGCAACTACAACTTTAACTTCTTTTAAGAATTGACGAATTTCTGGTTCTTGCAAAATCTTTTCTGCAAACAATTCAAAAATCTTTTTAGGGTCTGCTGTTTCAGCACATGCTACATCTCCGCAATTTGAATCTGGACAACCAGTGCTTACACCAATTGTTCTATACAAATTACGAGTATAAGTACGTAATACAGGACTACCTTTTACTTCAACTCTTAACCAATAGGTTTTATTTTTTTCAAAACTAGGACAAGCACAATCAGCACTTCCATTATATCCAATTTGAACTACGTGAGCCTTTTCAACTCTAGGAGTAAATTTGGTGAAGTGAGTAATGTATTTACCATTGATTTTACGACTCTTGATACTTTCTGCGTAACCGCCATGAAATTTACCAATTTTATCGTTTTTATGAAGACTACCTTGTACAAGGTACACTTCAGGATGGGTAGAAGTAGAAGCTGCACCAGTACCAATTAGATTCCAAGTTTTTGCACTTGCGAATCCAATTTGACCAGGAACTAAATCTTCGGTTCCACCACTTTGTTTAATTGCTCCAGGAAGGTTTAAAAATACCTTGTGGAAATAACTGTTTGAATACATGTTTTATTTTGTTTTAATTAAAGATACTAATTTGATTTTTCACTTTCTTGCAAAAGTCTTTGGTAGTTATTTGCGTCTCCCATGTCTGCTGCTACAATTGAAGCCGCTTCGTCAATTATAATTTCTGCTATGTCATCTTTGAATTCTATTGTTTGTTCACTCAAAGGACTGCTGCCATCATAATTTATACATGTAAGGTCTTGTAAAGGTTTTGGAAGTCTGTAATAGCTTAATTCACATTTGTCTATTAAAAAATCTTCATTCGTCCAAATCCTTACTTTATTACCAAATAACGTACATATTGTTTCTCCCCATTGAAAACTTGGTTGTCTTAGGTAATCTCCTAATATGATTTCGGCATCCGCTTCTGAAACCAAGTAACAATTTATTCTTTTCTTTTTATTACAGTCTTTTCTGAAAGCTGTAACCACTACTTTTTTAAACTCTAAATAATTACTAGGTAGTTCTTCGGTTTCAAAATAGAATTGTTTATTTGCAGACTTTAACTCTTTTAATTCTAAGAGTATGTTTAAGTCATCAATTCTTTTTTTACTTTCTTCATCTCCTTCTTGGAACTGATTACTACCATGAAGTTGTCTTCTGCACCATTGTAACTGTGCTTTATTTATGACTTCAAGTTCTTGCCAGCATTCTAGATTTTGGTAATCGCTACTTGCAAGCTTATTTAGTCTTTGTTTTAATTTAAGTCTTGCTAAGTCGTTTCTCATCTAGCCCAATGTTTTTCAATTACTTCTTGAATATCCAATAAATCTCTTTCGTTCTGTACTTGTTTAAGGTGTTCTACACATTCTTCGATGTTGCCACCCAACATAGAACCTGTTGCTTTATTGTATATTTTATTATCTGCCTTAGTAACTAAATGTTTTAAAAATATTGATTCCAAAACTAAAGCCCTAATAGTTAAATACTCTTTTGTCTTTGATTTCCAATCCAAAAACTTTTGAGGAGCTTTTTTCTTATCTTTTTCTACGGATGTTCCTTCTATGAAAGAACTTAAATCGCCATAGAAAATTTCTATTTTATCTCTGGTTTTATACGAATTTGCTATGGGTAGAATATTTTTAGCCAAAAGGAATAAATCCTGTGGTGTTTCCATCCTTATTTTATACAATTCATATATCGCCTTATCTCTTAATTCTTTAAGTTGTCCTTCTACGTGTCTAGTATCTGTTCTTTTCTCCAGATATAATTTAGGAGGACTAGATAATAAATCTGCTTGTTCTCTGGAAGGTGCTACTTCGTCAAATCCCCAATTTTCAATTGCTATGATTTTAAGCAAATCCATTGGTTCATTTGGGTCTAAATATACTTCTTGATTTGAAGCAGCTAACATAACCTTAGACCAAAACTTTTCATTTGTAGGAGCAAGATTAACCTTTGCCCAAAAGTCTTTATCTTTTACATCTACTTTATTCATGAAAATCTCAAGTTCTAATTGAGCTACTGTTTCACGAATTTGTTTAATTCTAGCTTCTCTTTCTTTGTCTTGAAGCATCTTAACAGTGGGTGCAAATTCATCAAGTCCAGTAATATATCTTACTACTCCATTGATTTCAATTGCTTTTAATTGTTGAATTAAACCCGTACCATCAAAGAACACTTGCTTATATTGTTCCAAACCCATGTTTTCTCTTCCTTCTAGGAAGTAAGGTTTTAAAACAATGTCCGTACCGCCATATTCACGATACTTAATAACGTTTACGTTTTCTGTCATAATCTATAGTTTATTTGTCAAAGTTAAGGAAGACCACTGTTATAAATGGTCTTCCTTTAAAGTTTTATTTAAAAGAACCGCTTCCAAAAGCCACGCCTGTAAGAGGGTTTCTCATAACTAATTTCAACACCTTAGTTGGGTCTTTTACCCAAATTGCTGGCATACATTGTCTCATGTATACTGCGTATCCACTCATTCTAGGATTACCTTTAAATCCTTGTAGTTGACGAGCCATGTAAGACATATCTCCTTCTTCTACAAACCAAATTAATCCTTTATCAAATGTAGAGTGTTTTAATAAGAAGATGTTATCTTCACCTGAATCAGTTACATCAAAAATGATGAAGCTGTAAGAACTTAAACGGAAGCCTTCTACATATGGATTATCAATATCGTTATCATGTACGTTATCAAATGCTGGATTTAATACGAACTTAACATTGGCAATGAATGGAATAGTGAATCCAGTAAAACTAAATCCATATTTCAAATTCATTCCTTTTTCAGTAACGGCTCCAATTTCTGTAGCATTAAGAATTAATCCAGATGCCATTGCTTCTTTAGCAATTGCTTGATTAACTAACTTCATACCTCCCATACCTGTTTGAACAACGATTTCACGTTTAGGGTCTGGACCCAAGAAATTTTCTTTACCGTTGAAGAAGTTAAATAATTCAGTACGGAATAATTCCAAATTAAACTGAGACCTGTTATAAATTGTTCTGTATTGATTATCCAATTGATGCCACAAACCTACGCTTAAACGTACATTATCTGCACCACTTCTATAAGTACCACCAGTACCCCACATCAAATATGTTTCAATATCTCTACCGATTTTAGCAATGTGAGCTGCTTCCATTGCTGGCAACCATCCTTTAACTAAAGTACCGTTATTTACAGCGTCTTTAACATATTGACTACCTTTCTTATTTACAATACCATTAAGGTTTGTAATACTTGGGTCAGAAGCAATGTCTGAATCAAAGCTTCTCCAGATTTCAGTTACTTTGACACCGCCATCAGCAGCAATACCATTTTGAGCAATTAAAGCTGCTCTACTAGACACACTATAGTGAGAAGTTGCTTCGTGTCCACCTACGTAGTTGATATATTCTCTATACCCACTTGCAATTGTACCTAAATCATCGTAGCTTCTACCATATTCACTTTTAACACTACCACCTCTAAATACTTTAGTACCTGTTCTCAAATACTTTTTATCTAAGAAACGATAGTTGTCGTTATTTACTAATTGTACAGTATATGCCCAACCATCTCCGTGTTTTTCAATCTTAGCAATGTCTTCTGGAACCACTACGATTTCAGGACCTTGATATTTACTAAAACGGATGATTGCACCGTATCCAAAAGGTCTACCTTCGTGACTACCGTATTTAACCTTGATTCTAAATGTTTGACCATCTAAACCTAACTTATCTAAATCTGGTTCGATGTCATCACAAATAAATGGAAGGTCTTGAGCAACTGGAATTTTCCAAGTGTAACGACCATGAGGGTCATCAACTGTGATTACATTCTTTCCTTTAAAACTTGACATTTGATACAAAGGCATTTCTACTTTTTGCATCTGTGCCCATAAATCAATTACACCTAAATCTTTAGGTGAGCTTTGCTTTATTAAACTCATGATATGTTGAGTATCTGTATGAGATTGGGCATTGAAAGAACTCTCTCTCAGAAATATACCATTGTTTAATACTGGTGTGTTTTGTGACATATTCTATTTTTAATTTTTATTTTAAACCTGCTAGAAACGGTCTATCTTGTCTTTTAATAGTGTTTACCGTTTTTTGTTTTTCTTGTTGTTCTATTACTGAGCTAGGTTCTTTTTTACTTTGTTCTGTTTTTAAAGTCCTAACTATCTTTTCTACTTCTTTATTCTTTTCTACTGTTCCGTATTTTTCAAAAAAACTTTCTTCATCTTTTAATAACCAAAGAGCTTTATATATTTTTTCAAAGTTTGGTTCTACGTATTGATATTTTTCTAAAAGATAACCTAATTCATTTGTAGGAGTACCTCTTCTAGTTGTGTAATTGGGTTGAACAATACCTGAATATAAACTAGTTTGTGTTTTTTTATCAAGTTTTACAGCTCCTAAACTACCTTTTTTGATTGCTTCTTCGGCATTGGTAAAATAAGTTTGCATTTCTTGTTGCTGAAGCTCTTTAATCTTTTCTTGACGAGCAAGTTGAGAATTAATCACTTCTTCTTGCATTTTATCAAGTTTTGGTTTAACTTGCTTTGCTTCTTTGTTTAAAAACTCTTTTCCTGCGTCACTTAAAGCCGTTATTTTATCGTTAATGTCGTCTTCATTCCATTCTAAAGCCGAGTAATATTCTCGAATAATGTCTTCGTCATCCTTACCTAACTCTAGACTTACAACGTCATTACTTGAACTCAAAGCTTTTAAAAGACCTTTAACATCTTGTCCTCCGTCACTCAAATACTTTACAGCAAATTGTAGTTCTTGAGGCAAGGCTTTTACAAATTCATCTACTTGTGTTTCAACAGCAGTTGAAATCTTGTGTTCGTCATTTGCTTTTAATAAATCCACAAGTTCCTCTTCTGTGTATTCGGAGATGTCTTGTTTGTCTTCAAAAAGAAAAAAACTTCCTTCTTCTACAAGTTTTGAAATAGCACTGGAGATATTTGTTGTAACTGGAGCAGGAGTATCCACCTCTTCCAATATTTCTTTCTCTATTTTTTCTATTTCATCAACTTGTTCTACTTCATCCTTTTTTTCAAGGGCTTCTTTGAATTCGTCTTTTTCTTCTAAAAAGTTTGTTTCTACTTTTTTTTCTTCGGTCTCAAATTGAGCCAAAGCATCGTCAAAACTCATTTGTTCTGTTGCCATAGTTTATAGTTTCTTTCAATTATAATATAATCACAAATTGTAGTATTTCAAATTTATTTTTTTCAGCTTATACCTAACGCTTCTTTTTTGCTCTTAATTCAGCAGGATTTTTATTTTCTTTAGCTATTTTGTAATCAATCATTTTCATTTCTTTCCTATTTCTTAATTCTTCTCGTTTAGCATTTAATTTTTGTTGTTCAATACTTAACTTATTTATTTCTTTTTCTCTTTCAAAGCCCATAGTATCTTGATACTCTTTTTGTCCCTGAATAAATTTAAGACTATCCATGTAATCGCTTTGACTATTTTGGTCAACATCTGATTGTGCTCCGTATCCTGCTGCTTTAATTTGAGCTTCTAAAAGTCTTGCTTGTCTATCTTTATCGTTTTCCTCGGCTTCAAACATTCTTTCATCTGCAACTTTTTGATTTTCAGCATCTAAAAGCTGTTGTTGCATTTCTTGGTCATGTTGCATTTCTTGTTGACGCTGTTGTTGAGTTCTTTGGTCAACTTCATAAAGTGCTTCCATTATTTCAGAAGGAGTATTTGCATGTAATACAGCTCCTAAATCAAATATTGTTGCTCCAGTAGTATTGTTATTTAAAGCCAATCCTTCAAGTTTTTCCTTTAATTGTCTTGCTTTAAAGTCTGTGGTACAAAAAACATTAATGTCTCTAGGTAATAAAGAAAGTTGCTCGGTATCAAATAAAACTTGGTCTCCTTTTTCTGTAATGTATGATAGTCTACTTGAAGGATTTTTACTGTTATAGTATTGAGCAGCATTAATCATGAGTTCGTAAACTCTAGGCATTAACCAATCACTATGTTGTATAAAGTATTTTTCTGTTTGAGCATAACTATTATTTACACTTACTTGTGTACCTGTAGCAGTTTGTTGACTATTTACACTACCCATTCTTTCTTGAGTAACTCCTATTGCAAGATATGCTTCTTGTCTGAAGTGATTGGATAATTGAACTCTACCTAAAAGACGCTGTGTTTGAGAAGCGTCTATGCTTTGAAGGTTTCCGAATCTAGAAGCTGTTTCCATGTTTTCCATGCTGTAATCCAATGGTAGCATTTGGAAATTCTTCATGGCAACATAAGCCTTTGCTAAATTATTTGGTCCCCACTCTTCACCCATGCTGTGTTTAGGTAAAGTATTGTGGTCTAATAAAATAACCGTACCTAATTCGTCAATGAGTATGTCTTGTATTTGGTTATTTACAATATTAAATGCTAATTGAAAAGGTTTCATTTTATCTACAAGAGCCATAGATTTACTATTTCTCTCCGAAAATCTAGAACCTTCCACAGGTATTCTTGAACCATAAAGACTATCTGTTCCTTTAAACTGAAAAGGAAGTCTATCGGGTTTCTTTTTACCCATCATGCCCAAATAAATAGGCTTTAATCCAGCAGGAGTACTTTGATACCCAAAATTATTGGTGTTTGGTCCTATTTTTATACCTCCCCATATTTCAGGAATCCAAATAGCGTCTAAGTGTTCTCCATATATTAAGTTGTCCTTTGTTTTTTCTTTGTAAAAACTATTGTCATACACGGGTTCAACCATACAAACATAATCTTCGCTTACAATAGATTGTATTAGGTTTCCTTCTTCGTCTATTTTAGTTAAATGAAAAAGTTTTCTTTGACTTCTATAATAACAAGTTGTAACTCTTAAAAGATTACGAGTTAATACGTTTTCTTCTCCGTCATTTAATACCCATTTAAATAATGAGTCATTTGTATTACTTGTTCCAAATGCACCTTCCCAAGCCATGTATTGTTTATAACCAAGGGAACCAGTCATTTGATTTTCTTCAACACTTTTAGTAGTGTCATAATAATACCCGTCATTTTGACCATTTAATAAAAAGTTTGCACCTGTACTAGGCAAAACAGTTTCTAAACTCAAAAGCTCGTCTTCAGACATTAAATATCCATAAATGTCAATTACATCTGCAACTGTTAGTAATTCTATGTGTCCTACAAAATTTGATTCAGATACATATCTTTTATTTGGAGACTTGTGATAGAAGGTATAAAGAGGGTTCCATATTTCAGGTTCGTAATCATTTTCCCCCATTCTAATATGCCAAAATTCTTCGTCAACAATAAGACTATCTCTAAACCCGATGACTTCAAGTTCATCCATTCTAAACCTCTGTCTATCAGCGTTTATTTGGTGAGCACTCCATTGTTCCACTGCGGTTCTATATGTCTTCGTCATATATTTTTGAACCTCTGGTAAACTATTTATTGCTTCGGGACTTGTTTGCTGTTGAAATTCTTCGCTTTCTGGGTCTACTCCTAACTCAATTAAGTTTTGAGTTATTTCCGCATTTGCTTGCTCCGTAAGAATTCTATTAATTAATTCTTTCTTTTTATCTAGTTTTTCACTTTGACTCAAAGCGTCCACCGCAAAAGGAAATACTTTATTATTGCGTTTTGAAAATTCCCCAACTAAAAGGTCTACTACATTAGGTATGATAGGAAAAAAGTTTAATTCGTTGATTTGAGTTAAATCGTTTTCTCTACTTAATACATCTATGAGAGATTTATTTTCATCATCTTCTGGTACACTTATGTAATCGTTTTTATCAATTACTCCATTGGCTAATCTGTAATTCTTAGCTTTTCTACGTATATTAGTCTTTATTTTTTGAATACCTTGCCATTCATGCCAATCCATACACCAAGCTCTCCAATTGTCATCCTTTTGTTCATAAGGTAACATTTGCAAGGGTTGAGCAATTGTAGGCATAGCGGAGTTAAATCCTCTATAGGTATCTGAAGTAATTCCTTTCTGTAATTGATATGAACTGATTATTTGCACTATCGTAAATTTTTAAAATGAGATTTTTTAAAGTTGTACAAACTATTCTCATTTTTAAAGTTTGTATTTCCTATGTTTTTGAACGCACTCCTCGTATTCAATGTATACAAATTTTTATTATTCTGCAAATCTTTATTTTCAACCTTCTTTTTTACACCCTTATTTGCTATTTGTAATTTAATAAATGCTATCATAGCACAATAGGTAATAAGTCTATCCACGTTAGTTCCTTCACGCCATTGCAACATTTCTTCTATAAGATATATATCTGTAATATTCTCTGCTCCATAATGCTTTTTTACAATCTTGGTTCCGTCATCACTATATTCTTCCCAAAGTACTTCTTTAACGGCTTCAATACCATATCTAAGTAATATGTCAAGGAATAGTCTACCATTATTTTTCCAACCATATTCCAAATCAGAACCAGTTGCTATTTCATCGGTTTTAAATCCTCTGATTTGTGAACTCGGAACCAAATATTTTAATTTCTTCTTTAATTTCATGTATTGATTAAAGAGCTTTATATTGGATTCTACAATAGTCCAAGCATTATATATTTCTATAAGCATTAAAGCATATTCATGAGTGTCATCTACGTCATCAAATCTACCTGCCCAAGAAGCAACTTGTTTTCCAGGAAGGTATTCTGTTCTGGTTTCCCCTGCTTCATGTATAATTCTTTCCACAGGTGCTCTCCAAATCTGTATACTAAATAAGGAATCGGAGGTGGTTGTACGTCCTGTACCCACGGGGTCAACACTGGCGTAATACTCTGCAAATCCAGGATTACTAACAGGTCTTTCATGAACTACTATACATCCTCTTTTATCTGGATTGTTTTTTTC